CTTTTAAAGTATTAATGTAATTGTAAACCGGAGAACCACCACGATATTCTCTGGTATGAATGCCAGAAAAGACTATTAATAAATATGGACTATTTACAGTCGATGGTTGAAGTAGATACTTAACTGGATCATCCAGATAAAAAATCTTTTCATCTTTAAAAGTAGAAACGATTTCAGTATTATTATTGACGTCGATAAATAACTCATTAGATGATTTTGCTTTTTTATTATTATTATTTTTATCCTTAATAAAAACTCGAAGGCTATAATATCCGCTTTCAGTTGGAGTGTACACAATCTTCGTTTTTTCACTTATTAAAGGAACATACCACACTGTATCAATTTTTACACCTTCTTTTAATATATAGATAGCGTATTGTACGTCTACCTCACTTATAACAGAAAACTCTAGTTCTAATTGTTTATTTTGTTTGGAATAAACTAAAGGTGATAGTTCGATTTTCATTTTTATATTCTCCATTCACTTATTAAGTCTTATTGTACTAGAAAAATAGTAACTGGAAAATATGGAAATTAAGACATGTGGTATGCAAAATCGAAAATAATAATATTTGTTGTTCCTACTGCAAAAGTATCTGTATTTAATGTGTCGGTGCCAGAGATATAGAGAACATCCGTATTTCTAATTTTTTGGACTATGTGCTTGCCATATAACCCATCAACAACAATATAGTTTAAATGTTGAGCTCCGTTTGGATTTGGAAGTCCGATAATATGAGGTCTTATAGGTGATGTATTAACCGTAAATTTAAACTCACCATTAACTTTTACAACTTTACCTCTCTTCGTAACCATTAAATAATAACCGACAGATGACATCGTTCCTGTTCCATATCCTACTATATAAGATGTACTTGGCATAACATAATCTTGAATATCACATGTCGCCCAATCAACTAATAAGTTGTCATTATTATACTTAAATTTTGTGTCAGGATTGATTTGATTATCAAGAATAGTAGAATTTTTCAAAGTGAACATCTGTCCAGATGGAATGCCGCTCACGAACAATACCTTTTTATCTACTCCTGTGTTAATGTCATTACCGGTAGCGTTAATTTCCATATTGAGAGTAGCAGGAGAATAATGGTAAATCATATGCTCTTTGATGGTTGCTACATTGTCTTTTACTGACACCCGTTGACCATCTTTCGTATTGGAAAGGGTGATAAGATAGTTAGGAATATCTGAAACTGTTCCTTTTCCTTGATCATTGCTTATAACCTGATTTCCAATAACTGATACTTCTCCCCCAAATTCCAAATAGGCAAACTCATTTGTGATATTTAAGGCAGTGTTTCCTTCTACTAAACAACTATTACCTCTAATTTTTATAGCTGATTCTGCGCCATCAATGATGTTATTCGAAAAGATAATTCCTTCTGCTCCTCCATGTGTACCAAACCCTGTAATACCAGGAACGTTCACATAACTTTTTCCTAAGCTGACAAAAGTATTGCTGTCACAGATTCCGTTTCTGGAAGGGATCTCGCCTGAAATATCAATCCCCCTCCTACAGTTAACAAAATGATTATGATGGTATTTCCCGTGGACACATCCGTATTCCTGAATTCCATATCCAGTTTTAATAAACGATAAATCTTCAATGTTACAATCAACAAAACAATTGGTTGCTTGGGGAGCATAGGATTCATAAATAATGATGCCGGCTCGTTGAGAATTACGAATGTGTATGTTTTCAAATGTTGGATGAAAACATTTGGACAAGTACATCATCACCGAATATTGGCTCGTCGGTAATTCAAAATCAATATTCTTCATGTTTATCCTTCGTTGTTCCGTAACATAGATTGTTAATGTTTCGCTTGCAGCGTAGGTGTCATAAAAATAAGTGTCAAGTGTTACAACGTTGCCACTCACTGATTTAACTAAATGAAGTTCGCCTTTATACGTAGAATAGCCACCATTACCATCCGGTCTTGGGTCATAATACCATGGAGCATTAGACTGTATTTGTAGTAAATCTCCTGCCTTCACATTTGAAGCATCTGGCAACGTGATTTTGTACATGGACGAATTTAGAACCGTACCCGTTATTGATGTTGTCACTTTTGGATTGTTTAAAAAATTAAATAAAGTTTCACCGCTATTATTGATAATCGTCGCTTTGCCTTTTGACATTAAATAAACATCTTGGTCATAAATAGGAATGTGAGAGTTAATTAAATACTTTGCTCCATCTTTTAATTCGATTGGTTTTTTGGTTGCAAAAGCACTTCGAAAGGCTTGTGAATCATTCGTGATACCGTCACCTTTTGCCCCAAAATCTTCTGGAGTAATCCACGTAAGTTTTTTCGTATTTTCCGCCAATTGCGTCGTAAATTTTTTTTCTTTTTTATCCAAACGGTCCTTTAAAGTATCGTTTACGGTGCCATCTTCTTCAACTCTTGCCTGGGCAGCCTCTACAGAGGAGTCCCCTTCGATGACCACTTGATTAAATTGTTCTTGCACTGAGTCTGCTTTTGTTTCCGCTGCATTTGCAGTATTAACAGCTGCTGTTGAATTTGTCTCTGCTGTTGTTGATTTATTTAAAGCTTCATTACTATTATCTATTGATTTATTTAATTTAGGATAAGCTTGTCTAAGACTGTCTGTGCCTAAGATTTTAGGAGCATCTGCCATCTCACATCCTCCTTATTTGTATTGGTAAGTTAAGCTCTCGCTGATTGTTAAGTTTAAATTACTGCCATCTAATGTGATTGTATTTACACCGGGAAACAATTCTAAAAAAACTCCATTTGATATTGTTAAATCTGAAGTACCATCAACTCTAATCACGTAGTTATTCGTTATCTCTAAAGTTATACTTGCAAAGTTTTTAAACGTCATCGTTTTACCATTTGCTGAAAGCGAAACATTGGTGCCACTGCCTTCCATTCGGAAAGAAAATGGAATAACAATGGTTCCATTATTAATGATTTCAAATGATTGTGGACTGGTTATTTTTCGATTACTAAAACCTGTATCCCACAGCAACTCACTTAATATAGGAATATCTGATTCCATGACAATTTCATCAGATGGAACCATAAAGTTTTTACGTGGTTTGCTAGCAATCAATGGTAAGTCAAAGAAAGCAAATCCATGTATCCTTCGTGGAGTAAAACCATTAGCAATTTTCACTCGGTTAAATTTATCTGGTTCATAATCAAATGACAATTTCATTTCTCTTGGTTTACCATAAATATCAAACAAAAAAGCAACGAATTCATTAATCCTTCGCTGCTTTTCATACATATCATATTCGATAAATCCAAGTGGGAAATTAAATGGCTTAGGACCCGAATCCGAACCAAAATCCCATTCTCCATCCATTCCCGGTATAGTCATTGTTTTATTTCTTAAATCAGGTACCGCAGGGTGATCATGCTCTTTTTGTATTTGTAAACCCCATTTACTTATAGGATTACCGTCAAGATAAATCAAGTCATGATCACTCCTTTCCCGCGTGCATTTGATTTCGTTAGATTATAAAGCTCCCTAGCAATCTTTTGAATGTCGGCTTCTTCTCGAACTATCATTTGTTGGACAACTACACCGCTATTACCACCCATATGTTCACTGATCATACCAGCAATTTTACCAAGAACACTGTCTGAAAGAGGTAAAGCCGCCTCTGGCACATTAGCATCACCAATACCGATTAAGCGAGGGCTATTGGCAGGGAATACCCCACCGTTTTTATACCAATCTACAGATAATTTCGGTACTCGTGGAGGTTTTAAGCTAAACTCACCTGATAAACCAAAATGAGGCAATGGTATATGAGGTAATTTAAGTTTTAATCCGCTGAAAAAACCTTTTATTTTTTCAATCTGCTCACCAACAAATGTAACTGCTTCTTTAATGGCACTGGTTATTCCCTCTTTAATATCACGAAATTTTTCTTTCACAGATTGGCCAAGTTCCCCAGCTTTTGCTTTAATAGTATCCCAGTTTTTATAAAGTAAGACTCCAATTGCAATAAGCGCCGCAATTGCCGCCATAATGCCAAGAATTATAAGTGTCAGTGGAAGCATTCCAATATTTAACGCAATGGACGCAGTTGCTAACATACCCATAACACCTGCTAATGCCGTACCTATACCGACTAATATTCCAATTACAGTAACTATTGTTGTGATAGTGGCTGCAAGCTTTGGGTTTTCAGCAACCCATTCAGCGACCTTTGCAACAAAATCTGCAACGCTCGTTAATAACGGTGTTAACTCTGTATTCATATTGCTTAAAGCAGTATTCAGCTGAACCTGTGGATCTGTGTCTAGTGCTTTAACCGAATCATTTAATAAATCTTGATTGGTTTTTAAATTCCCTGTCCAAGTGTCAGCATTTATTAAAGTATCTGTTATTTTTGTTCCGTTTTCTTCCCAAAGTGTTCCGAAAATCTTCACTCCAACTTGATTTTGCTTAGTTTTGTCGTCTATTCCTGCTACCGCTTGTGCGACTTCCGACATTGCTTTTTTGCCGCCTTCGCCGCCTGCTGAAACTGCCTTGCCCCATTCTTCCAATTGCTTGGCAGATATATCGGTGCCGGCAATAATGTCTTTTGTTGCATCATCCACTCCGGTTCCAAACTCAGAAACAACAATTCGACCTTCTTTTAAACCATCCAAAAGCACGTCAATATTCCATGTGCCTGTTTGAACACCTGCTGCCATGATTCCTTGAATCTCTTGGGCTGAATATCCTGCCCTTGAAAGCTGTGAACCGTATTCGGTGATGATATCTAATTGGTCAGGCGGGAATCCCATTTTTAAAAGTGTATTAGTCATTCCAAGCGCTTCTTCTTGGGACATTCCCATGCTGCCAGCCATTTCATTGGATTCCTGAATTAATTCATTGAAATCAATTTCACCATACGCAGCAGAAATTGCCCCTGCGCTTTTAATAATGGCGGTATTTTGTTCATCTGTTTTATCAATGTTTAAAGCCCATTGCCGCCTAACTCCTTCAAGTGCGGCTTCAGCGTCAACACCATAAACTTCCACACTCGAAAGTGCATTTTTTACTGATTGCATTGATTCTTCAGGTACCTGAAAAGAAATATCTATTTTTGTATTGAGGGAAGAAGTATCCAGAGCCTTTTCAATAACTTCTTTAATTCCCAATCCAGCTGCAAGTCCACCAGCAAGACCCGCTAACTCTCCACCTAATTCTTTAACAGACCCTTGAGCTTCCTCAGTATCGCTAGAAAGGTGCTGCATATCTTGTGTAACTTCGTTTATAGAAGTGTTATCTCCAACTTGTGACAAACGTCTTCTTAGACCGTTCAATTGCCCTTCTGTTGCGACTATTTCACGTTGAAAGGCTCTGTATTGGTCAGCACCGATATCGCCCCGCTGGAATTGTTCCTCGACTTGACTTTGTGCTGCACGTAATTGATCTAATTTCTCAGAGCTATTAGCAACTTGCTCAGCTAAAATTTGTTGTTGTTGAGCTATTAGCTCGGTATTACCCGGGTCAAACTTTAGCAATCGCTCCACACTCTTCAATTCTGACTGCAAATCCTTGCTCTTATTGTTAACCTCTCTTAGAGCATTTTGTAAACCGACCGTATCACCGCCGATTTCAACTGTAATTCCCTTTATATTTCCTGCCATAATCTCACCTCACTTTAAAAACCATCAAAATCAGACTGTGAAGCCTTGCGTAATTTCTCTTTTTCAGGCTTATTCATTTCGATAAACTCTTCAATAAAGTCCAAGCACATACCAATTGTCATGTTCTCTAAGTCCACATTCGTCAATCCGCATCTATTACAAAGAACTAAGAACGTTTCTGTCGATATTTCTTGTTGTTCGCTGGATGATTCGACTTTTTTTTTGACTGAAGGGAAGATCCGATAAGGTCCTGAACTTGAGGGACGATATCCATCAATGGGAATACATCAAAACTATCAAGCCATGCTAAAGGCTCGGGAATGGTAGAATCAGCTGTTTTGGCCATAACCCAAGTGATGTTATAAAGGACATCGAAATCTACTAATTCGATATCCTTGGCTGTTAAGTCTTCGCCAGTATTCAGCTTTTTAAGAGAGTTTAATCTTAATATATCTACAAAAAAATCTTTGTGGAATTGTGCCTTGTATCGTAAAGGAGTTGCTCCAGTGCTTTTAAATCGGATTTGCTTGCCGTCAATTGTGATTGTTTTTTCCATTAATTACGCCCCCGTTGGCTCGTACACTTTTGTGTACCAAGCATCGTAGACATCAGCTGGAGTCTCTACAGAAGTAGCGTATTTTACAAGATCATCAGCAGGACGTGGCGCCGCTACAAGTTTTAATTCCGTTGTACCTGGTTCAGCTGATGTGTTTTTTGTTTGAGATGACATACCAGGACGTGAAACTGAACAATGGTATAGCACGTGACGCGTTGCTTTAACGTCCCCGTCAAACTCAAATAGCAAAGCAATCATTTTAGGTTTACTAGTACTAAATTCACCAAGTGTTTTGTCTGTATCGTGAAGCTTTTCCCCTAAAACATCAGTACGAAATTTTTCAGTAAGCTTAGCAAGAGTTAATGTTGCGTCATAACCTTGGTTCGATGATGCTGCATAATATAAAGAGTCGTCAGCATAGAAATCAGTTTGCTCACCTTTTGGTTCAGTTGTTAAACTAACGGATCCAGGCAATTTAACAGGTGTTGCATAGGTGATGGCTCCATCAACCCCATCAGTAATAACGGCGTAATGAGCATTTTTTAACCCAAATTGCACTTTGTTTTCTGGAATTTATATTAACCTCACTTCATAAATTTTTTGGAATAATTGTTCGGAATCTATAAAAGTTCCATAGGATTCATAAGGAATCTCGTTTTCATCCAATAGAGATTCAAGAGCAGATTCTACAACTAAATCTTTCTTTGTCGTATAAAGCTCAATAGTCACATCAGACATTTTGTGATAAACCTTGTTATCGGCGATAAAATTGGGATTTCCGTCCACGAGGTAGCAGATGTATGGTGGTTCTGGTACCGGATTACTTGTATTAGCATTAAAATGAGAATAAGCCACAGGGTAACCTACAGCATCGAGTATCTTTTTTAATTCAACTAGTGTCATTGGCGAATCGCCTGCTCTACTTTTTCTAAGAAATTTTCAATCGCCCTTTGTTCAGCAGGTCGTATATGGACTCTTGGTGCAACACGACCACCACCTCTTTTAACATGACCTTTTTCCAACAAATGAGTAAGCTGGTAGTTAGTCTTATTATGAACGATGATTTTATTTTTGACCTTTTTAGCACGCCAGCCTTTATTGTAACTGCCTGTTTTCTTCGTATTTGAACTAGTCTTGAGAGTTGATACAAGTTCATCGGACACGTCTTCTTTTGCTACCTCCATATCTTCTTCGACCAAGTTTGTATATCTCTGCAATTCTCTGGCAATCTCAGCCGCTAAACTATCAATATTAGACACCAGCTTTCACCTCACAATAGAGCTCCATTTTCCCCTCCGGTCTTTCAAAAGTGCGAATTATTG